AGGTTGCGTTGGAGAGAATCGTCTCCAGCACACAACCCGATGTTTTCGTAAGCGCCGGCTTCGCTTAACTTTGCGTCACTGCCCGGCACGCCAGAAGCGAGCAGGCAGCAAAAGCAAATGAAAGCGTTGCGAGCGGTGTTCAGTGCAGAAGTGTATGGGTCCCCAGATGCCTGGGACTCCTCTTGGTCATAACCAACGCCGTGCTGTGCTTTGACTTTGTTGTTATATGTGTGTTCATACCAGAGGAGGATTTCGGGGTGGTCTCGTTCGTGGAAATTGCTGTAGAGAAAGGCAAGATCGAATTTTCGTACGAGACGGTTGATAGTACCGTCCATACGTGAGTAGTCACCTAGCCCGATGTTCTTCGTCCTGATGTCGCTGACGTGTTCAGCGACGGCGGCAGAGACGTGGTCGGGGGTTTTTCCGAATGCATACCAGCGTGTTTTCTTCATATTGCTGGCTAATGCTAGTGAGATCCGCGAATTTTGGAGGCGGACCACGGGCGGCATCGGTGTGATGTTGCGGGGGTCACCGGGTTTCATGCCGGCTTCATTCTTTTGGAACGATTGGGTAACTTTACCTGTCTTGGCAACTAACTTAGCCCAAGCTGATGGGGTGGTAGTTAGCGCTTCGGCATTTGTGAGACGTTGCGATGGCTTGTTCTGCCTGGCACAGACTTCCTCATTGGAAAGGAGGTTGACACGGTGGTGGCCAACGTCTTTCTTGTATTCGTTCAGAAACGCAGTGATATTGCGGTCCTGATAACGGCTGAGGTGGTCCGGCAGGTTCTTGGGCCTCACATCCTTGATCCGAGTATCAACACCATGTTGGGTGTTGCCTCTTGTGCTCATAGGGATGTAGGTGAGACCGCGCGTAGCTCCGTCAAAGAAGGGGCGCAGTGTGCTCATTTTAGGCGTTGGGTCAAAGTTGTCGACTCGGAAGCGATAGTACGTAGCCGATGGCGGCCTGACATATTCAACCACGCGCCGGTGGTCGGTTGCGTAGGTGATCCCGCTGATGCCAATGGCAATCTGGTCAGTTGTCCAGACGTCACGGCAGCCGCCGTAGGCCAATGCGAAATTGGATACGGGTAGGGCCTTGTCATTGCGAGAATTGTGGTCAGCGACAATGTTGTACGCCTTGCTGTCGAAAGTGGTGACAACAGGCGAACCGTCTATGTTGTACGTATACACTGGTAAGTTCGTTTCACTATCCTGCCGCACCATAGCACATATCTTGGTACCAAGAGGTTGAAGTGTGGTGGGCGGCACCTGTACGATCGCGGGGCGCAATCGGCGAGGCAATAGTGTGAGTATTGTGGGTAGGAAACGTAAAGTTCTGAAAAAGCCGAAACTTACGGCAGGATGCAGAATCCAGATTGACCGATGTTCTCCACAGGCTATGTGAAAGCCAAAATGCAAGCCACTGCGGAGTCCAGAAAGGCGGACCACCGTGAGGAGGATTGCGAACGTGATGAAGAACACGGTAAAGAGGACAGCGAACTGCTCGTAAGGATCAGGGCATGGAATGTTGGTGACGTAGTGCAGTGTCTTCTCGACAAAACGGAACTGTAAAGATTGCGGTACAAGCGCCCAAACGGTGGGCAACGTGTAACTGTACAGTTGGGAGGCTACAGTGAATGAAAGGGTCCAGACGTCGGGGTGGACGAAGGGCTGGAACCACGGAAAGGTGGTCGAGTTCCATTCATAGCAGGCAGTGTAACCGAAGATGGAGAAGGTGAGCGGCGCGGCAGCGAGGAAGAACCACTTGAATGCGAAGGTAATCGCAAATGTGGCTAGGGCTGTCTGGCACATGACGCGCAAAGTCATGTCGCGCACACGAATGTTAGATATAATTGAATGTGAGTTGTCCCAAATCTCTTGGTGGTAGTCGTCTTCATCTCCACAGTTGAAGTCCCACAACTTGGCGGAATCAGAATACTGTACAGTGAATTCATCAGTTTGGAACACACCGGCGGTCGGGGTGTGCACGTATGAGTAGATGGACGAGTCATTGGAGAGGGAAAGGTCAAGGAGTTCATTGAGTTGGTTACCGGAATACCAGTCGATGTCATCCACAGAGGAAAAGTGGTGTCGATCAGTCGGGGTGTCTGCCTTGCAGGTGCGGTAGTACACGAAGTCTTTAGGAGTACGCAATTTGCGGCTGCCGTCAGCTCCTTTGAGTAAATCGGAGTTGGAACAGTTGAGTGCATAATTGGTGCGTCCGGTGGACGAGATGGCAGAGTCAATCCAATGCCTGGCAGCACTCCGTCGCATGGCGGCGGAGGCATGGACATTTGAATTGTTGGGCTTGTGCCCATCGGTAGTAAAGGGTCGGTCCACGTGGATACGACGGAACTCGCTCACATTCTTGGCAGCTGTGATGCATGGGGTGGTTTCAATATGGGCCGCAACGGACCTTCCAAACTTCAAGAGAAAAGCTCGGAAAACATACCAGCACACCTTGATGAAAAAGACCTCGAAGAGAAGCCAAGTTATCGGTGCAATCACCTGCCAGATGCAGAGTTGTTTGGCCACCACAAGCAAAGTTGTAGTGGCAAGGGCATAAGCCCGATAAAGGAAAGAAAGGAGTGCAGTAATCATGTGCACAGAGTAGGGGGTGTTGCGGATCGCAGGTCTGACAATACAGAAAACGGCGGGTGACAACACAGGTAACTTTGGTCCGAAACAGTCGTGTGCGCGACATGACTTTGCGCGTCATG